TCGATCCGAGAAAATACGTTCCACGCGTGTTTGATCTGCCTCAGTCTGTCGCCGATTCTGCTCATGGGTCACCTCCTCTCTGCGAATATGCGCGCTAGCGGCGGTTCTTGTTGTTCTCCTGGCGCTGCTCGATCGCTCGAGATACCGCAGAGGTGCCAGCGATGGCGCCTGCCGCGCCGGCCGGGGTGGCGAGGATGGCCAAAGCGATCTTCTCGCCCCGGGTCAGTCGAGCCGCGATGACGCGGTCCGGGTTGTTGAGGAAGTCCGTCTTCATCTTGTCGAACTTCTTCTGCGCCTTGGCCCGTTCGGCGCTGCCCTTGGGCTTGGCCTTGACCACGTCCTTCTGATCGAGAACGTCGGCAGCCATTCGGCTCACGTTGCGACGAGCAGCACGGATCTGAGTGCCGTTGGCCTTGGCGCGGTGTCGGCCCCACTTCATGCCGAGAACGCCATAGTGCTCGAGAGTCTCCTCGGGGGAGGGCCTCTCGAAGCCTACGAACTGTGTCATTCGAAAGCCTCCTTATGAAGCTTATAGGCTACGTATGCATCCATCATTGCGGACACGTTGTCGATTTTTTCGTCGTAGCGACGCTTCAGAAGCTTTCGGTTACCATTGGTATCCTCGAGAATCATTGCGTTGCCCATGGTGTACTGCATCAGTGCTTCATCAAACAGAAGAAGACGCTCGCCGGCCAGGATTTTCAGTTCGCCGAGCGGAACGGATTCCGTCTTAGCACCCTGAATAACCTTTTCGATTCCGTAAGGTCCGTTCTCTTGCTCGTAGCGGTTCACGAACTCTTTGGCGTTGTAGGGGTCGTAGCCAAAGGAGCGGACGTCGTACTCCATGTTCTGAATATGCTGATCGAGGTCGTCATAGACCTCCATCATGTCTAGGACAGTACCTTCCATGACATGAAGGCTTCCTTCACGAATGAACTCTTCGTACTTCTGGCGTTGTGCCCCGGGGAGTTTCATCAGAGTTAGATTCGTAATATAGCTACGAGTCTTTACGCCGAATCTATCGCCACGAAGTGGGAACATAAAGGTAAACGCACAGAAGTCATCACCCATCGAAAGGTCTGCACCCAACGAGCAGGTCATACCCCAGAAATTCTGTTGACGATGAACCAAAGTTTCATCGTACGTGAAGAAGTATGTGAAACCCTCCATCGGAATGCCGAATCGCTTCGCCAGAATATCGTTACGCGAAGCAGGAGCTTTCTCAGCTCGTTCAACGTCCAGATGATAGACGTCGTATGTGACGGTCTTTCCGAGATTTGGGTTTGCCTTCACCCACGTGGACGGGTCGGCAACTTCCTCGATCTCGTCGAGCTTGTAATGCCAGATGGAAACGTGAGGAGCGATGTACTCGCCCTTCAAAATTTCCATCAACTCCAGCTTGATGGTGTCACCCGCACCGTTTCGAACAGTTCCTTCGGAGCTGATAGCTAGAATAATGTAATCATCTAGCTTAGAAGCACCCTGTTCGATAGCGCCAATGACATCTTCACGAAGATCACCGGACAGCCATTCATCCACAGTGTTAACTTTGGTGCGAAGACCCTGCAGTTTGTTGATCGCCATAGGGCGAATCTCAACGATCGAACCGGTTAAGAAATTCTCGACGCCTTTCTTTGTCGAGGCCAACTTAACTCGGTTGGCTCGTGATCCGGTTGTATTCTGCAGAGAACCTTCAGTGAGAAATTTGAAGAGCGGACCTTTCGCGCGCGTGATAGACGTGCGCATTGGGGACATGACCTCTTCGGCCTGCTTCATGGTGGGAGCAGTCGTGATCTGATGCGTAGTGGTGGTGTCGACGTTCAAGAAATAGTTCTGAATGAACGAAGCGTACATCGACTTGGCAGCACCTCGAGCAACGATCAAATATTGCTTGGTGATCAGTCGCTTCTTGACCTGCTTTGTAACGTACTTACCACTACGACCATCCTTGGCCGGCTCAAAAATCTGTCTTTCGACGAAGTAGAACCAACCAAAAATCTGTTCGCCCCACAACTTGAACGAGTCAAGCAAATATAGATCGCCGCCGTCTGTGAGAGTCAGCTCTTTCTCACAATATGCAATCCAGCCTTCGACGGCTTTGTCGTCGTAGTAAATGTTGGGGTTGGCGATGAGCGCATCGATTCGGTTCATCTCCATGGAAATTTCCCGACAAACGGGAATCTCTCCACGAATAACCGCATCACGGAACTGGCCGTAATAGATCGGTGTCGCTGTGTTAGACAAACTCATCGCCAACCTCCTTCCTACTTCTTGACCGCCTGATCGGCGAGTCCTTTGAGCTGACCGGTGACCGTCTGAGTGACGACCTGCTTGCCGGAATCCGCGAGGATCTTACCGATCAGAACCCTGCCCTTCTGGACACGAGTCCGATCGTTGCCGCCGGAAAGCCGCGAATACTGCTGCTCGAGGTTCATCCGGGTGATGGCGTCCTGCAGTTCCTTGTTGCTCAGCGGACGAGTGGTCTTCTGAGCCTTGACCCGCATGTGGATGTCGGTGACGTGCTGCGAGTCGGGGTGACTCGCTTCGGTCTGCCGACTCTTCCGCTTCCCCCACTTCATGCCCTTGACGCCGTAGTGCTCGATGACGCCCTCGTCGGCCGTGTTGGCATCGGTGATGAAACCGTTCGCGTCCAACTTCAGCTTGATCGTGAGGTCCGGCGTCGGGATGGGGTCAGCGTGACGGGCGTTCACATCCCGAATTTCGATGCGAGGACCCTGCGAGTCGTTGACGTAGACGGCCCGCTTGGTGCCGGAAGGACTGATGCCGTGAACCTCGTTGACCGACTGCTTGTAGACCCGGTCATTCAGCTTCGCGTACTCCTTGTAGTAGAGTTCGGCCAGCTTCTTGTTGGTGTTGAGGTTCTTGCCCTTCCACCGGGGATCGTTGTTGTGCTTGTCGATCAACCCGTTGTTCATCTTGTGGGCGACGTGGTTGTGCAACGCGACGGCGCCGCGGACCGAGTAAATCGTCTTGGCCCACTTCTCGTCCTTGCGATGGCCCCACTTCATGCCCTTGACGCCGTAGTGCTCGAGGATTTCCTCGACCTCCTGGGCGTTCAGTACCTGCGACATGGCTACCTCCAGGCCACGATCTTCATTGAGTTTGAACGTAGGGCCTTCGGAGTCACCAACCCACATGGCGATCTTGTCGAAGTTCACCCAAGAAATGGGGTAGTCGTTCGTGTCCTTGTGTGCCGGGGTCTCTGGATACCCAAGCGTGAGATGAGGCGTCCATGACGGGAACTGATCCGCCGACAGATATGCCTTGTCGATGTCTTGGTTGGCGCGAAGCTGCGAACGGAATCGCTCGAGCTCTTTGAACGACCAAGACTTGTTGAAGAACAGAACGTCTGCGGATTTGTCGCCGAGCACACCACGGTGATCGACAGACATCCCGAACGAGTGGAAATTTGCGGCTGCGTGCTGCACGTATGAAGCTACTTCAGCCATCTGGTTTCCATCCCAGTTGGGCGAACCGAGATACAACAGCGTGATGTGTGGGACCTTCTCGCTGGAGACCTTCCAGGTTCGGTCGTCGTCACTCGGGATGGCTACGATCACCAACTCGAGGCGGCTAGGATCTGCCACGGTTACCTCCTCTCGTTTGAAAAAACCCGACACCCGGTGAAAGCTGCGTCAGGGAATGACGGTCACAGTCGGGTCGACCCAGTCGGTCTCCTCACGGAGAGCGTTGAGTCGCCACTCGAACTGCTCGATCTGCTCCTTCATCATGGTGTTGGCGATCGACGACTGCGGTGGGTCGAAGAGACTCCGAACCACCAGATAGACGTACGTCTTCACCATGTTGTACTTCGGGTTGGAAGCGAGGAAGGTGTCCCACGTGGCTTGGTCATCCACGATCTCAAAACCTTCCACGGGACCAACGCCAAGCTGGTTCAGCTTGGAGAAGGCAGTGTTGATGTGAGTCATCACGGAGAAGTCGAAGGCCGTGTAGGACTCTTCGATGTCAAGAATCTTCTTCGTGCTTTGCA